TGACCCCCGATACCAACACCACCCGCAACAACAAGAGCACCTGTAGCAGCAGTAGTAGAAGCAGTAGTTGCCGTGAATTTATTAGTCACACCACCAACATTTAGTTGAGCAGTGATACCAACACCACCAGTAACAACAAGAGCGCCAGAAGTAGTAGTAGTTGACTCAGTTGCATCTACTAACGCTAATTTACTAAATCTAGCATCACCAAAAACACCAGCAACAGTAGGAGAATAGACACCAGCAGTATCCGTTGCATCAGCAAGTAAGATAAATTCTTCAGCAGAATCATCATAACCGAAGAAACCAAGTTTAGCATTAACACTATCATGCCAATTAAACTCAATACCACGATCAAGGTTATCATCAGCAACAGGAACTGTATCACCGCCTAAAGTGAATACAGGATCATCAATAGTTACGGTAGTTGAATTAATAGTAGTAGTAGTACCATCAATTTGTAAATCACCTTTAATGATAACAAGACCATCCACACCGACAGGTGATGGATCTAAGTATAAAGTGTTAGTGCCGTCAGTTGTTGAAATTGTATTACCATCAACACGAACATTATCAACATTTAATTGACCCGTAACATTCAAGGACATATCAGTTCCAGTACCAGCAGTACCTTGGAACGTTGTTGTAGATGAATTTACAGTTGTATCAGTAGAAGTAACAACAATGTTATTACCAGCACCAACAGTATCGATAGTGATAGTTTGAGCATTTACGTCTAAAGCAGTTACATCAACTTGAACTTCAGTTGAAACTAAGTTTGTAAGAGTTCCAGAAGTAATTAAAACAGTATCAGTATCAACAGAACCAACATTAATAATTGCATTACCAACACCAATATTACTTGCATCAAAAGTTAAAGATTTATTTGAAGCACTATTTGTAGTGATTGTGAAGTTAGAATTATCAGTAGCATCTAAAGATATTGCAGTAGAATCGATTGTTAAAGTATCATCAACATTGATATCTAAGTTAGCATCACCAACAGAGTTTGTTGCTTTGATTTCTAAAGTAGTTGCAGTACCCGTTGAGGCTTCTACACCAATTTTAGTAGCGGCAGAACCCGTGATATTTACAATAGCACCATAAACATCAGTATTAACTCTTGCTAAAGCAGCACCAACAGTGACAGCACTGTCAAGTTGAGTAGTACCATTTACAAGTAGATCACCAGAAACTGTTGCATTATCATTAAAAGTGATTGTGCTAGTAACAGAACCAACACTAATGGTTGCCGCATTTAAGAAAGCATTTACTGTAGCAGGACCATCATCAGTTAAAGATGCAGCCGTATCTTTATTTAATAGATTGAAAGTTGTTGCTGTAGAATATAGATCTCCACCATTGATACCAACATCACCCGTTAAAGCAATACCACCAGCTAAACCAAAATCACCCGCAACATTTAAGTCACCCCCGATACCAACACCACCAGTAACAACAAGAGCCCCAGTAGTAGCAGTAGTAGAAGCAGTTGTTGCATTAAGATTAGTTGATAAAACTGTAGTCGCGATATCTAAACTATCAGTATCCAACGACATTTGAAGAGTGCCATCAGAATAGAATCTTAGAGTATCATCGGATGCACCAGGATTTAATTCCGCAGAGATATAAGACAGACCATCAACAGAACGAACACCACCAAGAGAAGACCAGTTAGCACCAGAATACCCTTCAAATTGTGTTGAGTCAGAGTTTAATCTGATAGCACCCGCAACTGCGGGACCTTGTTGAGCATTAGTTCCGACAGGAATTACAAGACCGTTAGTTCCGATAATTGAAACATAACCAGTTCCATCCGGATCTATTGTAATATTACCGTTGACATCAGTTGATGTTAATGAGTTACCGTTCAGGGTAAGATTATCAACATTTAGGATATCTAATTTATTTGATGAATCTACGATAAGAGCAGAATCTGCTGTAACCACACCATGAACATGATCTAGTAGATCGGTAAAGTATTTACCACCGATCACCAAATGTTCTGCGGCATTTCCGGCGGTTTCAGTTCCGAGACCTATATATAATCTATCACCACCATTACCTTGATTACCAAGTTTAGATGAATATGCCAATTCACCTTGGTGTAGTGAACCTGGATTTTCAGCGGTGGTACTTCTTTTTATACGAATAGTTGTTGACATACGTTATTTCCTGTTAAATGTTTTAAGTGTTAGTTGTATTAACATAGTATTAATATTGCCCACATTCAACATACGTGCCATCGTCCATTATAGATTTGGCTAACCAAGTTTGTTGGGTTGCATCATAAATTAATACGGATCCTTGAGCGAGTTGTGATGAATTAACATCACCAAGGTCTGCAAGATTAGTGTTCTTCCCCACTATTAGAGTTTTTGCTTGAATATTATTGTTATTGGATATTCTAGCGTTAATTACAGTCATCGGAATCTTCCTTATTTACACTATACTATTTATATGAGAATGATATCTTATCAGATGCAAATGATACATTAGCGGTATTCTGTGAAGACCCGTCTGGAAATTGAATTCCTGTATCTATTAATTTTGTTGACATTACACTAATTCCTTATTTATTTTCTAATAAAGTAACTTTATCAGACAATTCTTTAATTGCTTCAATTAAGATACCTACTATGTTACCATAAGCGACTGATTTATATTCTTCGTTATTAAATACAACTTCTGGTAATACTTTTTCAATTTCTTGTGCAATAACGCCAGTTCCATGTTTACCATACATTTCAAAGTTAACACCACGCATTTGTTTAACTTTATCAAGTGAATTTTCAATAGTATATATATTAGATTTTAATCTCTTATCAGAAAACGCAGTGACGTTACCAGACGCGGTAAAGTTGCCCGTATAGGACCCTGACATAAGAAATTGTGTTCCGCTTAAAGTTAAACCATTTCCTGATGTATATGTTGTGTTATTATTATGAGCAGTTCTAACAGCAGATGATGATGCGGATATAGATGAGCTTGTAGATGATACACTATCGGAAATAGACCTCCAAGTATCTGGTGGAGCAACCCAAGACATAGTTCCATCACCATCAGAACGTAAATACTCTGCCGTGGTTCCGTTACCCAATACATTCAAGTGTAAAGCATCAATACTATCGTTAGCATAATGTTCACTATTAATAGCATTATCTGCAATGTGTTCATTGTCGATAGAACCCGCAACATAGTGTTGAGAATTTACAACATTATTACCAATCTCCGAAGCACCTACACCTTCGGGAGCAATGTGATCCGATGTGATACTATTAGATAACAATGCTAGTATTTGTGATCCTGTTTGATCTGCAGTCGCACCATATTCAATCGCGTTCAATTTCAATTTATCAGTCTTAGATAATATACCCGAAAGTGTCGTGGTGGCGGCATTAATAGTAGCATTTGTACCATCAGAACTATTAACGGTTACTGTAGTTGAAGAATATGAAGTCGTTAAATTTGTGGTAACATTTGTCTGTTTGACTGTATTAAGTGCTACAGCAGAAGCAGTGCCATAATAATCACTGGATTGTCCATCTAATAAATCTGTATTTAGATTATCAACTTTAGTTGTACTTGTAACAATAAAGGGTGATGTTCCAGTAGCCGTAGTGGAAATCAAACGTCCAAGTTTAAGATCTGAATATGTTGCTTGAGTAAAGTTAATGATTCCCGTAGGTTCGTCAGACACACCAGAAAACAACTTCCAAGTGCCGTCAGATGCATCTCGGACTAAACCTGTATGTTGATAAGTACCATCATCATAAGAAGCGACAATACCAAGATCATTAATATTTGTAGTAGAATCTGCCGCGATATAAATCAGAGGATCTGTGATAGTTACCGATGTGGCGTTTACTGTTGTAGTAGTTCCAGAAACCGATAAATTGCCCGATAAAACTAGGTTATCAGCACTAATATCACCACTAAGAGTAGCATTCACTCCGTTTATATTACCACTAAGGGTAGCATTTGCAGCACTTATATTACCACTAAGAGTAGCATTCACCCCGTTTATATTACCACTAAGAGTAGCATTATCAGCGAGGATAGTTCCTGTTAGAGTTGGTGAATTTGATAATACAGGAACACCAGTTCCTGTTGGGGTTGGTAAAGTATAAGGTGTGGTTCCGTTTCCACCGATGGATTCAAGTAGACTTGTAAAGTTACTATCGACCTCAACATTCGTTAAAGGTGATCCTTTATCTTGTCTTATTACTAGTGTTGACATGTTATTCCTATTGTATACTATTACTATTAATGAAGGACATTAAAAGTTCTTTAATGTCCTTCATGTCAGATTTAATTAAATCTATATCTTTGCGTTGTGACTCTATTTCTGAATCTTTACTCATCATTTTATTTTTACGATTAATATAGTTTTCATATCCAATGCTATTAGTATTTATAATAGCATTGGATGAAACATCTCTCACTAAACCATCATTACCTTCAACTTTTAAAAATTCAGTCATAATTTATGCACACGCTATGATTCTTAGATCTTTCATTCTTGGAACGGCACTAGTATTAGTAGATTTCATTACTAGTTTAATAGTAACAGCATCGAACTGTGGAATGTCAGTCTTAGAATACTCTATATCTGTAAACGACTCATTACCTAGTTCCACTTTTACAATAGTAGAATCAGCAGCAAGGAGTTCCCATTTTATAGTATTTATATCAACAATAGAACCAACTTGTGAAGTCTTATAATAAACTTCAAGGTTTGCTTCTGCTGGTATATTAGCTGCAAGTTTTACTCTAATAAAAGTTGAAGGTTGCTCTAATGCTACATTATTAGTGACATATTTAGATACTGTAGAAGAACCAACCGGTGCAATTTCATCCATAAACAAAGATCTAGTAGTAACAGTTCCAGCCGAGGTTGTTTCCGTGACAAAGTAAAAATCGAATGTGATGATACCAGTTAAAGTACCATCATTTTCTTGATGTAAACCTGTTACAAGATATGCACCATTATTAGAAGCAGATCCAGTAATAGCAATATAAGAACCAACTACCACAGAACCCATTGCTTCAATAACATTAACATTAGTACTAGTTATAGTATGACCTGTAAAATCAAATGCACCTGTTGCACCGCTAAAGACTTCAATATTATCAAGAGAAGGAACATTAGTAGTTGCTTCAATTGGATTATTGATTTTATTACCAATAAGAGTTGCTGATAATCTATGAGTATCAATAACAGGAGATAATGATGGATTAGAAGTAGTCAATGCCGCACTTAATGTTAAAGACTTATTACCAGACATAAACTCATCTTCATTAATTTCAGCAGCCACCATAGCAGGAGAATATAATGAATTATTTTCATTTGATAATACACCATTCCAATCAGAAACAACATAAGGAGTTTCTGATCCATCAACTGATTTACCTGAAGTTGTTTTCATTTTAAAATCAGCAGTAGTATCAGAGAATGTTCTTATCTGCACCTGTGGTTGAATAGCATCAAATTGAATATTATTAGATACTCTCACAGTGGAACCACCATGATAACCAGAATCTGTCGCATTTGTCCCAACTGTTATTGTATAAGAATCATAATCAACATTTGTAATAGTAAAAGTTGGACCATATATGTCTACATTAGGAACACCATTAACAGCAGAAGTATCGACATTAGATAATTTAACTTTAGAACCTGTTGACATACCATGTTCATAATGCCATACTCTGATAACATTAGATCCAGCAGTCATCTGTAAAGGGTTATTATTAATAGTATTAAATGGAACAACATCATTCACGAATTCTACATTAGATACTTTTGTTGTATCAAAGTTTGCTTTATGAATTGTGAATTTCAAATCCTGTGCTTGATTCGGTGTCCAAGTGGAAGCATTCTGAGATTTAAATAACACACCAGCATAAGGTTGTTCTGATATAGTTCTAGGAGAATCTGGAATTTTATCACCCATTTGTGATATCCATGCCTTATAGTTATTAGAATCAGATAACACCACAACACAATATTCCGTCATATTTTGTACATAAACAGGATTAGAAAATGTGAACGTTGTTGGTGTATCATACTTAGGATACTCTACACCTTCAGGTACAACTAGAACATTAGTGCTAGATAAATTAACCTGATTAGGGTTCAATGTAACTCTTGAAAAAGGAAGAACTCGTTTACCAGGATATCCATTCACAACTTCACGGATCTCTACTCTTACTGGTATTTTACTATCTTTCTTTGCAAAGTATAAATCAACCTTTGATAAGAATGCACCACCCTTTGATTCAACTAAGAATGTTTGTGCTAATGGATCCATATAAAAACTTGCAGGTCTAGGTGTTCCTGTATTCATATTAGGAGCCGACTGGGCTCCTGTAATTCTGGTGCTACTGGTAACTAATGTTCTATTACCTGATACTTGTTCTTGCGCTAATTCAGCATTACGAGTAGAAACAAC